AATAGTCGTGGAACAATAGTAAATCTAATAAATAGTGCTATGAATGAAAAGGGTAAAATGGCGATAGTATGAGTGGAGCATTACCAAAAACTAATTTTACGGCTATCAACATTAAAAGTAATCAAAAGACTTTACTTAGTGAAACAGATAGTGGAAAGACTTTTAGAAGGCAAGTACAGGGGCAAAGATTTAGCTTTACTGTATCTTATCCACCCATGACTAGAGCAGACTTTGCACCGCTTATGGCATTTATTATGAAGCAAAGAAATAGAAAAGAAAACTTTACTGTAACATTCCCAAGCTATCTTAATGCACAGGGGAACGAAACTGGCACATTATTAGTCAATGGTTCACATACTGCAACAGACACAACCATAGCGATAGATGGTTTTGCGGGTGATGGTGCGGGTAGGCTGAAAGCGGGTGATTTTATCAAGTTTGCACACACTAAAGTTTACATGGTAGTAGAAGATGCAACATCATCAAGTAACGCTTCTACAGTTACTATAGAGCCACCATTGAGGGAAGCATTAGCAGATGATAGTTCTGTTACTTATGATTCAGTTCCTTTTCAAGTACATCTTACAAGTGATGTTCAAGAGTTTGCAACAGGGCAAGTAGACAAAGATGGAAACTTACTTTTTAATTATGAGTTTGATGTAATAGAGAGTTTATAAATGGCTAGGGGTTTATCAAGTGCAGTAAAAACAGAACTAGCTACAGGAAATATAGACCCAGTTCTATTAGTTGATTTGGGTTTTGCATCAAGGGTTTATCTTACAAATGCAAGTTTTGATATTACATCAAGCGTTTCTGGAACATCAAGAACATATTTATCAAATGGTCATTTAAAAGGTATTACTGGGGTAAGTGAAACAAATGCACCCTCAAAAAATACTTTAGTTGTAAGTTTGTCTGGTGTAGACCAAACATATATATCAATAGCTTTGAATGAAAACATAATAAATGATGATGTTTTCATCTACAGGGGATATTTAGATGCAAACCTTGCATTAATATCAGACCCATTTTTGCTATTTTATGGAACAATAGATGAATATAAAATTTCAGATACTACACAAACAGCAACAATAAATTTAACAGTTACATCACATTGGGGAAACTTTAGTAAAACAAATGGTAGAACAACTACAGATAATTCTCAAAAAAGATTTTTTTCTAGTGATAAAGGAATGGAATTTTCAGCACTTACAGTAAGAGATATTAAATGGGGTAGGGTATGAGTAGTGTTCATTTATATCAAGCTGAAAAAAAAGATTTACAAAATATTTATGATTTGTTGATTGAATTTAAAGAAATTGATTTAATAGATTTAAATTTACCAGATGTTGATAAATCAAAACTTACAACTTTTATAAATACAATATTACAAAAAGGTAAAGTTATTCTAGCAAAAGATTTAGATAAAAATGAATTGATTGGAATTTGTATGTTTCACAAATCAGAATTTTGGTTTAGTAAAGGGCAAATGATAAATATTCATGTTATCTACATAAAGAAAAATTTTAGAAGTTATAAACTTTTCAAAACAATGATTGATAGCGTAAAAAAAATAGCAAAAGAATTACCAATAGTTATTGGGGTTACTACAGGATTGAAAATTGACCCAGTTTTTGAAAGATTAGGTTTTGAAAATATGGGTAGCAACTGGAGATTGCTCTAAATGTGCGGTTTTATCAATGATATTGTTGATTCGATTGTCGATATTGTTGATGACGTAGTTGATATAGTTGTAGATGTTGTTGATACCGCTATCGGGTGGTTAGTACCGCAACCAGACATTCCAGAATTTGGAGATAACTTTGCTGAACAACAGGCAAAAGGTGTATTAGTCAATAAATTCACAGCAAATGGACATATACCTATTGTTTATGGAACTAGAAAAGTTGGTGGTAATGTAGTTTTTTTAGAAACTTCTGGAACAGATAACCAATTTTTATTTATGGCGATTGTATTAAGTGAGGGTGAAATAAATGGAGTAACATCATTATTTGTGAATGATAATCAAGTAACATTGTCTGGAACACTTACAGATGGTACACAAAGAACTGTTGCGAGTAGTGATGTAAACTTTTTTGATGAATCAAGTTTGATAACTGTAGAAGCACATTTTGGAACAGATAGCCAAAGTGCATCAACTTTATTATCTTCACTAAGTTCATGGACTTCAAACCACAGACTAAGAGGTTTAGCTTATCTTGCAATTAGATTTGAATGGAACGCTGATAAATTTGGTTCTTTGCCACAAGTACAAGCCATTGTACAGGGAAGAAAGGTTTATAATCCAAATTTAGATGGAACACTAACTGGCGGTTCTGGAAGTCATAGAGCAGACACTAGTACAACATGGGAATTTTCAGATAATCCAATATTACAATTACTTGATTATTTAAGAAATGAAAGATTTGGAATGGGAATACCTAATAGTTACTTTGATAGTAATTTTGCAGATTGGCAAACCGCAACAGATGTTTGTGATACAAATATAACCCCATTTAGCGGAGCAAGTCAGATAGACTTAATGGATAGCAATACTGTTGTTGATACATCTGTAAAAGCAATAGATAATGTAAAAAACTTTGTAAGAGGTTCAAGGTCATATTTAAATTTTTCTGGGGGTAAGTATAATATTTTAGTTGAAAGCACAGGTTCAGCTTCTATTTCGCTTACAGAAGATAATATTATTGGTGGAATATCAATACAAAGTAAAAATAAAAATTCAAGATATAACAGGGTTATTGTAAATTTCATAAACCCAGATAAAAACTTTCAATCAGATACAGCACAATTCCCGCCAGTAGATGAAACTGGTTTAGCAAGTGCAGATCAACACGCTAATATGAAAACAGCAGATGGTGGTTTATTATTAGAAGGTAGATTTGATTTTTCAATGCTCACAAGTCCTTACCAAGCACAGGAAATGGCTGAAATAATTTTAAGAAGATCAAGAACAAGTTTAGATGTTTCTTTAAAAGCAGATGCAACAGCACTAGATTTATCCATAGGTGATTTAGTAAATATAACCCATGCAACACCAAGTTTTTCAGCAAAACCTTTTAGAGTACAGGGAATGACAATAAATGCCGATCATTCTGTAAGTTTGCAATGCACAGAACATCAAGATAGTTTTTATACTTTTGGCACACAACAGGAAGTTGCAACTATACCAGATACCACACTTCCAAACCCATTTTCTGTTTTGCCACCCGCTAGTTTAACCCTTACAGATGAATTAATAGAATATGCAGATGGAATAGTAATAACAAGATTATTAATTACTATAGGTGCTTCAACAGACCTTTTTGTTGATAATTATGAAGTACAAATAAAACAAACTTTAGACCCAGATGGAAATGCAGTTAATGATTCATTTAGAGAAATAGCAGTTGGAAAAATACTGGAATATCAGCATCTTAATGTTATTGATGGTGCAACGTATCAAGTTCGAGCAAGGGCAGTGAACACCATTGGCTCTAAAAGCACATTTATTTCTACTACAAGAGTAATAGTTGGCGGAGTTGAGCCACCTAGCAATGTAGAGGATTTTGCAGTTGAATTACATGGTCAAGACCATTTGAAACTTACTTGGACACCACCAACAGCAAATAGTGATCTGGATATATCTTTTTATGAAATAAGGTTTCAAAATGTTACAACTGGTGCAAACTGGATAAATTCAACAAATCTTGTTAGATGCCCTAGAAGAAAGTGTGATAATGCAATAGTACCCGCAAGAGTTGGTTCATATTTAATAAAAGCAGTAGATAAAAATGGAAACACCTCAGCAGAAGCTACTATTGTTACTACAAACGTATCTGCAATACAGGCATATAAACAAATTTCAACTTTTACAGAAGCACCCAATGTTTTTACAGCACTAGATCAAATGGATAGTACATTTCCATTAACTGTAAAAATAGACCCTTCTGGTGATACAATATTATCACTTGATACAGTAACAAATTTTGATGATACAGTTGGTAATTTTGATAGTGTTGAAGGTGATTTTGAACTTGGTGGCTCAGACACTACATCAAATCCAAACTTTAATAATTCAAATAGAGATGCAAAAGGTTTTTATAATTTTAGCAATAGTCTTTCTTTGACACAAATATTTGATGGTAATATTGAACCGAGTATTACACTGGATTCAGAGAACCCTTATGATTTTTTTGATAGTGGTAGAGGTGCATTATTATTTGATGAAGCAAAAGCACCTTTTGATGGAACAGAACAAATTCATGCTTTTCACAGGGTTCAAATAGCAACATCAACAACGTCATTAGCTGATTGCACAAACTTTCAAGACGTTACACAATCGGCAACTTTTAAATTTAAATTTGCTAAGTTTAGATTAAAATTATCAAATGACGATAATCAAACATCTAGTAATGTAAAACAAATTGATATAAAATTAAATATGGAAGAAAGAACTTTTGCGGAAAGTAATTTGGCAACATCAAGTGGAAGCAAAACTGTAACATTTACAAATCCATTTTTTGAAGTACCCGCTATAGGTGTTTCAGCACAAAATATGGCAACAGGTGATGTTTTTACTATCAGTTCCAAAACAGTAAATGGGTTCACTATTACTTTTGCAAACTCAAGTGGCGGTGCGGTTGATAGAACCTTTGATTATATTGCAAAGGGATTTGGATTGCAAAGTTAACAAAAAAAGGATATAAAAAGTTATGGCACAAGTATCAGATGTAAGTTTAGCGAATCAAGGTTTCAGTTCTTTTAGAACAGAATTGAATAATATTTTGTCTGCATTGAATACTCAACACATAGGAAGTTCAGCACCAAGTTCTGTTGCAACTGGTACAATTTGGGTTGATAATGGAACAAGCGGAGTTTTGAAAGTTAGAATAAATGATGGTTCAGATAATATTGAATTATTTCAAATTAATATAACCAGTAATGCAATCAGCAGTAACATGAGTGTGACAGGTACTATTTCAGAAACAGACCCAAATGCACTTCCATTAGCGATTGCTCTAGGATAGGGAGTAAAATATGGCTAATACATTTAAGGTCAAAACAAATGGAGCAATGCCCGCCAGTGCGGGAACACCATTGACATTGTATACTGTACCAAGTTCAACAACTACAGTTGTCATAGGTTTGTTACTTTGTAATATCCACACAACAGCAGTTACAGTTGATGTTCAGCTAGTTTCAGATACAAGCGACACAGAAACAAATGAAACAGTTTTATTAGCAAAAGATGTAAGCATACCAAGTGGTTCAACATTAGAATTGCTTTCTGGTGGTAAGGTAGTTTTACAAACCACAGATATTATAAAAATTGATTGTAGTGTAACTGCAAAAATTGATGCTACATTAAGTATATTAGAAATTACATAGGTGACACATGGGATTCATAGGAAGACAACCAACACCAGTACCATTAACATCATCAGATATTACAGATGGAATTATATCTACTGCTAAGATTGCTGATGATGCAGTTACTGGTGCAAAAATAGAAAACACTCCATCTATAGCTAATGGTTTGACATTATCTGATGGTAATCTTGTTGTAGCGAGTGGGCATGGACTTGACTTTAGTGCTAACAGTAGTGCTAGTGGAATGTCTAGTGAACTTTTTGACCACTACGAAGAAGGCACTTTTAGTTTAACTGTTTCAGATGCTACAAGTGGTGGTAATACTGGTTCTATAGGAGTTGAATCAAATACATATACTAGAATTGGCGATACTGTAATTATGAATATTTCTTTAATTAACATAACTACAACTGGTTTGACTGGTGCAACACCACTTTATTTACAAGGCTCACCATTTACACCTAGGTCTGGCTCATATGGTGTAGGAGCAGTATTAGCAAACTTAGTTGACGTAGAAGCAAGTTGTTTCAATTTAAATTTATATATAAATGCAGGACAAAATTATTTTCAATTTAATCAATCACTTGACAATGCAGGTTCAGGTTCAACTCATGTAAATAAATTTGACAATGCTAATGCAGATATATTTGCAACTTTAGTTATCAAAGTTTAAGGAGTTCAATATGGCAATAACAAAGACAGAAGAAATTGGACAAATAGAAATAGTTCAAACTTGTATTATTCAAGTAGCTTTGAATGTTACAATTTTTGAAGATGGAACAGAAATAAGCAAAACAAGAAAAAGATATAGTTTAAGTCCTTGTGGACACACTGGAGATGGTGTTTCAAATTGGGTATGGAATGACACAGATGTAAGCGACCAACCAAAACAAGTACAAGATATATGTAAAACTGTTTGGAGCAAAGAAGTTAAGGAAGATTATAAAGCTAAGATAACGGCACAAGGATAAAAAATGGCATATATAGGCAAAAGTCCACAAGTAGGAAATTATGTAAAACTAGATGCTATAACGACCTCTAGCACTAATACATATAACCTTACTAAAGACTCTGTGGCATTTACTCCTGAGTCAGCTTTACACATGATTGTATCTTTGAATGGTGTCATACAATCACCATTGAGTTCATTCTCTGTGTCAGGCTCTACTATTACATTCTTACCTAGCAGTGGCACTTTATCCTCCAGTGATACGATAGATTTTATTCTTGTGTTAGGTAACGTACTAGATATTGGAACACCTAGTGATAGCACAGTAACAAATGCTAAGACAAACTTTGTATCAACATCATCAAATGCGGGTTTGGAAATAAAAGGTGATGGAACTTCAAGTGGTACTACTGGAACATTGCAATTAAATTGTAGTGCAAATAGTCATGGGATAAAATTAGCATCACCGGCACATTCTGCTGGACAATCTTATACATTAACATTTCCAACTACTGCACCAGTAGCAGATAAAGCATTAATTACAGATGGTTCGGGAAATTTATCTTTTGGTACTGTAGGTGGAATAACTGTATCAAGTATAGTTGCCACAAATGGTGCAGATGAAGTTGACATAACTGGTCTGCCATCTGGAATAAAAAGAATTACAGTTAACTTTTTTGGTTTAAGTGTTGATGGTTCAGACAATCTCATAGTGCAACTTGGTACAAGTAGTGGTTTAAAAACATCTGGATATATTTCTCTATCTCATTATGGTAGTGGTGGTGTAAACATAACTAATGGTTTTGGTGTATACGGAGTAAATGCATCAAATACTTTGCAAGGTCATATGGTTATAACTCATATGGGTTCTAACTTATTTGCTGAATCTCATGCCACAAGATATAATTCAAGCAATGGCACTTGGGGTGGAGGTCAAGTTGATCTAGGTGGAACATTAGACAGAATAAGAATAAGACCAACTGGCACGAATACTTTTGATAATAGTGGCGATGAAAGAGTTAATATTTTTTATGAATTATAGGTGAATAACATGGCAAAAAAAATAATTTATGATTTTTCAACAAATAAAGAAGTTATGAGAGATTTAACTAATGATGAAATAAAAACTCGTACTGCTGAAAACTCTAATAAAGAAGCAAATTTAGCACATTTAAGATTGCAAAGAAATATACTATTAGCTGAAACAGATTGGTGGGCATTATCAGATTTAACAATAACAGATGCACAAAAAAAGTATCGTCAAGATTTACGAGATATTACTAAGACATATCAAAGTTTATCAGATAAAGATTTTAAGTTTCCAACAAAGCCAATGGAGTAATTTATGCCTTTAGTAAAAACACAAGCAGAAGGAATAAACTTAGCAGATACTTTTGCTTTTACTGGTACTGTTAGTGGTGTTGCTTCACTTGCTGGAACTGGTGCATTTTCAGCTAGAGCTACTGCACCATCAAGTTGGGATACATTAAGTACTGATGAAATACTTGCTTTTAATAATGTTAGTAGTGGTGAAAGTTTTGATACAGATTCTAACTATAATACATCAACATATAAGTATACTGCACCAGCGACTGGTGTATATTTGTTTTGGTATAGTATATATACTGCAAATCAAGACACTGGTAACGAATTTGGTTTTTTAAAAAATAGTGCAAGAATTGATTTTTCTCAGGGTGGTGATGATAAGTTTACTGGTTTAAATAGTTCTGATGACGACCATCAACAAACAGTTTCCATTGTTGTACCTATGACTGCCTCTAATACTATGGCAGTTATTGCTGTAACTGGTTGTGATTGGTATGCACCTCATTGTTCATGGGGAGGTTGTAGATTAAAATGAAAAACTTTTTACATTTAAATATATGGAAAGAAGAACATAGTTCTATTTATAGAGAAATAGTTTCACGATATGGTCGGTCTGATTATGAAGATGATACAAAAAGAACTAAACATATAGCTACTCTAAAATCAGAATGGGAAACTGCAAAATATCAAAGAGAAAGAGCATATAATTATCCAACAATAGGTGACCAATTAGATATGATATATCATGCTGGGCAAGGTGGTGATGATTTTCAAAAAGCAATAAAAGCAATAAAAGACAAATATCCGAAAGGTTAAATATGTCTAAACCTTCTATTCAAAGCATAAATTTAAAATTAGAAAAGCACATTGCAGTAAGTGATGAAAGATTTATTGAATTGCTTAGTAGGGTTAAAAGATTAGAGCATATAATGATAGGTACATCTGGCACAGCAATAGTGATGCTTATAGGTTTACTCGTGAGGTAATATGGTAGTTGCAGAAATTCTTACTGGTATTGCTCTAGTTCAAAAATCAGTAGAGTTTATAAAGAGCAACATAGCCACAGCAAAAGATATAAAAGACATAGCCAAGCAAATTGATGGGTTCTTTGAAGGCGAAGAACAAATGAATAAGAAGCAAGGCAAGGGCATGGGGATTGCTCAACAGTTTGGTATAGAATCAACAGCATCAGATTTTATTGATAGAAAACTATTAGAGGAACAAAGATACGAATTGAAGTTGCTGATTAATGATAGGTTTGGTTATGGCACTTGGGAGCAAATATTAGCTGAAAGAGCCGAAAAAATAAAACAAGCTAAAGAAGCACAAAGACAAGCAAAAATACAAGCTAAGAAACAAAGAGAAGAAGTTTTTGAAGCCATCAAGTGGGTAGCATTTACATTATTAGGTATAGGTGTAGTTGTATTAGTGCTTGTTATGGGTTTAAAAGCCTTTGCAGATGGTAAAATGTATAATGCACCCAAAGATTACACTTATCAACAAAAGGTCTGGCAAGGCAAAATAGAGCCAAAGAAATACACAACTTGTAGATTGAAAAAAAGGCTAACATCTAAATATACAAATAAAAAAGCGTGTATTTATGAGGGAAACAATAGAACTTATACAATGATGATTGAAACTTGGTGTCCAACTAAATACAAATGTGAAATAACAAAACTTAGTTCTGAAATGCCAAATATTGATAGTGTGATGGAAAGTTTGAGGAGTATCAAAGATTGATTACTGCATTTATGTTATATTGTGCTATGCAACCAGAAAAAATAAATATTTCAAAAATTTATTTCAAGTCGGTTAATGATTGTGTTTATTATTCTGAAAAGTTAAGTGGTCAAGTATTTATGTCAGAAGATGGAAACCAAACCTATGAATGTGTATGTAAATTAGTTCCAAGTATAAACTCAGACAAAGTAAAGGTGTATTGATGGAAAAAAAACTAGATACGAAAAAAATGTATGAAAAACCAGTAAATGTTAAAATAGATGAAAATAGTTTTGAATTATCTTTAAGAATACTAAGTAATGAATTTGTTGCAATAAAGATTGGTTCTACAAATTTTTCTGGTAAACTAATAGCGGGTGGTATTTTATTATTATTTTTTACCCTAATTTTATTAGAGGGTTTTGGTTTGAATGAGATATTGATGCAATGAATGTAGAAACTTTTTTAAAATGGAAAATATTACCAAGATTAATGATGCTTGTAAGCACTATAATGTCTTGGAGATGTGCTGAATGGTTTATGGCACTTGAAGACCCAACAGCATCACAATCAGCGTTTGTATCGGTTGTTATGGGGGTTATGACAGGTATTTTTGGTATTTGGATAGGTCAAGAACATAAGGTGGAAAAATGAACTTAGAAGAATTAAAAGAACATATAAAGTTTGAAGAAGGTGTAAAGTATGAAATTTATAATGACCATTTAGGTTATAAAACTTTTGGTGTAGGGCATTTAGTAAGAGCCACAGACCCAGAAAACGAAATGTCAGTTGGTACAAAAGTATCTAAAATGAGGGTAGCTGAATGTTTTGAAGCTGATTTATATGTTGCTATAAACGATATGGAAAAGTTTACAGAAGGTATGGAAATAGACGATAATATAAAAGAATGTGTAACTGAAATGGTTTTTCAACTAGGTTTACCTAGACTAAATAAATTCAAAAAATTCAAACAGGCATTATTAGATGGAGATATTAAAACTGCACAAGCTGAAATGAAAGATAGTTTATGGTATAAGCAAACAACAAATAGAGCAGAAAGATTAATTGAAAAGTTAGGAAAAAGTGCATGATTGCTAGTTTATTACCAGTTGCATCAAAGTTATTAGGCAAATTTATTGAGGATAAGGACACAAAAAATAAACTTGCACATGAAATAGCGACTATGGCTGAAAAACACGCTCAACAATTAGCTATGGAGCAAATAAAGGTAAATATAGAGGAAGCTAAAGGTAACTGGTTTCAAAGTTCTTGGCGTCCCCTCATAGGTTGGATTTGCGGTCTTTCCCTAATGATAAATTATATGGTTTCGCCAATTTTAGCGGGATTTGGTATTATTATTCCACAGGCTGATATGTCTGTAATGATGCCATTATTATTTGGTATGTTAGGAATAGCGGGTATGCGATCATATGACAAAACTAAAAAGGTGGACACAAAAAAATGAGTAAATTTTATATGAAGCTATATGACTTCTTTACAGACATAGCCAATTATTTTTGGAAAAAAGCATTGCAACCAAGAAAAGAAAGGGTTTACCATGAAACTAACACCAAAACAAAAAAAGTTACCAAAAGGACTACAGGAAGCAATTCTAAAAAGTCAAAAAAAAGGTAAAAAGAAAAAGAAGGGGAAAAAATAATGCCTTATCATTATGGAAGCAGAATGACTTCAAAACCTATGAAGAAAAAGAAAAAGAAAAAAAATAAAATGAGAAAGAAAAAGTAAATGGTTTTAGTCAAATCTATCAAAAAATTCACAGCTAATTTAAATAAAACTCAAAAGAAAGCTATGAATAAACACGCTAAACATCATTCAATGAAACACATGAAGCAGATGTCTAAAGACCTAGAAGATGGAAAAACATTTGCTCAAGCACATTCTAGGGCAATGAGAAAAGTGGGGAAATGACAGGTTTTACAACCACAGCTACTATTATTGAATTAATAGGCAAAAGACCTATAAAATCAAAAAGAAGAAGAACCAGAAAGAACAAAATGCCCTTTAAAGGCAGTTTAAAGGCGGTACAGCGACTTTTTCCCACTAAAAGGATAAAGTACTAGGTATAATCCTCAACACCTCACAGGAATGTTTTTTTCAATGATTTCTTTGATTTGATCTAAACATTCAGTTAAACACCCCTTGACCACAAAGTGAGGTGTACCAAGTGCTTTCGACTGTACCGCCCACAACTTTTGAGAATCAGACAACCTACCCTTTTCATTTTTCAGTTCAATATAAAGAACCCGCCCTTGTGGATATTCAATAATTATATCTGGACAACCAGATTTCAAACCCATTTTTTTCATCTTTGCATGATAGGATATAGACCTTTTACCCTCATTAGGTACATGGAAATGTCTAAAAAAATAGTATTTACCTAGATAGTTTAGATATTCATTACAGGCTATTTGAATGTCTGATTCTTTAGTCATAGGGGATAAACCTAAATTTACCCCCTATGTGTATAGTAGAATTGGAGTTCTTACTATATTCCTACTTTGAGGTTGGAGGAACATAATCAATGTATCACAGAAAACCCATATTTTACAATAGTTTAAAAAAAAATAAAAAAAAGTGCATTTGGTGTTTGACTTATGAATAAACCTAGTTTAATATCTAGGTTATAGATAACAAATTGGAGTTCTAAATTATGGATACTTATACTTGTTCAGCATGGGGTACACCAAGAAAACAAACATTATCTTATGAGGTAAAAAGAGCATCTTGTTATAATGATGATTGTTTTGGTACTCAATATGCAAAAAAATTGTTTGGCAAAGATATTGTCAATTATTTCCCAAAGAAAGTAAAAGGCAAAAGAAAAGGTGATTACAAAGTTTACCTTGAATGGGTAAAGGTCAACAAAGGTGGTTTTCACAATCGTAGGGGAATGGTTGTAAATTACAAAAAGAAAGCTGTTCTTAGAACAGATGATGACAAACTCATTGCCATGATTGGAGTTGACAATGGAAATGCCTTACTAATTGCTAGTGATTTTGAATTTTCGGGTGTTTTGAATACAGCTTATTTTACAGAACATAAAAATTGTGGCGATTATGACAGCATTTGCCATATCGTAAATTCCCAAGATTGCATTAGAAAATGGGAAAAAAGATATTATGCAAATCAATTAAATCAAAAAATTGAGGGGGATAAATAATGAATATCGAAATTAATGATTATTTTTCAGAAGTAACAATTAAATATGAAGGCAAAGAATATTGGCTAGAGTTCGGACACAATGATGTTTCTATGTGGTCTTTTACACAGGCGGGTGAAGATGTCTGGGAGAGTTCTTTGCTTAGAGGAAAATTTGCAGTCAATACTAATAGAACACTAGTTTTAAAGAAATGTATTGATAAATTACTTGAGGGGGTAAACTAATGAAAAAAAATAACAGAATCAAACAAAACATTCAGCTACATGAAAAAATTACATCTATGGAAGATTGTATAATTGATTTAGGTGTACAAGATAGATGTCATGAATCTTTTGATTATAACTGCAAACTAATTTTCAAATGCTTACAAAATATCAAAGCCATGATTTATAATGATGAAATAGTTTTTAGGAAGTCAAAAGATGATTGATAAACCTACAAGAATTGGAAATTCGGAACTCTATGTTGCTAGGGTTCTGAATATGTCCACAGCACAATGGGCGGGTGTTCAAGAGGAATACATTAAAGAATTAGTAAAAGCTAGAGAAAACAACAAAGACGAATTAGAAAAGCATGGCGAAAAAGCTGAACTAAAACTTTATATTTCTCTTAGAAAAACCTTATGGCATTTACTAGCGAGAAAAATGGAGGAGCAAAAAAATGGTTAAATTTCTTAAAAACTATGGTGTTTTTGTTTTGGAATTTATGGTTTTTGGAACTATAGGTTTTTGTGTTTTTATGTTTTTCTTTTAGGATAAAATAATGAAGCAAAAAAAATTGAAAGTTTTAGATTTGTTCAGTGGTATAGGTGGATTTAGTTACGCTTCAGAAGAATTAGTTGGTGGTTTTGAAACTGTTGCTTTTTGTGAAATAGATAAATTTTGTCAAAAGGTGCTAAAGAAAAATTTTCCAAATGTTCCAATATATGATGATGTTAAGGAGTTACAAAATGAAACAACTAGATTTAGAGGAGTCGATATTGTATGCGGTGGATTCCCGTGCCAACCATTTAGTATTGCATCAAAAAATAGAAAAGGCACAGAAGATGACCGCTATCTCTGGCGAGAAATGTTTCAGATTGCAAAAATGGTCAAAGCAAATTGGATTATTGGCGAAAATGTTGTTGGTTTACAGCAAATGGGATTGGAACAGATATTATTGGAGTTGGAAAGTGAAGGTTATCAATCGCAAGTTTTTAATTTACCAGCTTTATCCTGTGGGGCAAATCATCAAAGACAAAGATTATTTATTGTTTCCCACACCAATTGCACATATATCAATAGAAGTTGGCAACAAAGGGGATTGGAAAAGGAAAGACAGTTTAATTTGCAATATTTTGATGTTGGAGAAAATGCCACAACAAATTGGCAAAGTGAAGCCAGAATTTATAGAGGAAATGATGGGTTATCCAAAGGGTTGGACAGCATTAGACGAAAACGACTAAAATCACTTGGGAACTCAGTATGCCCTCAAGTTGTAGCACAAATATTTCAAGCAATTAAAGAGGTTGAAAAAACCAAAGAAATAATATAGGTTAAAACTGAATTGGAGTTCAAAATGAAGAATACTAAACTAATTTTCACTTTACTTACTTTTGCATTTGTTGGGGGGTGTTCAACAATGCCAATAGTCGATAGTAGAGGAAAATCATCTGCAAATATCAAAGGCGATATGAACAGATTCCATGATGATTATTATACTTGTAAAAGTCTTGTAGAAGATCAAACCAATTATGGTTGGGATATAGGCAAGAACATTTATAATAATCTAAGGTGGAAAGTCCTATGGCTAAGTCCTAAAATGAACACTAGAAAAGACTATATCAACAGGTGTTTAGAAGGTCGTGGCTACAACGTAATCAACAAATAAAAGAGGATTAAATGAATATAATAGATAAAATTTATGATAATACTAAAGATGGTGTACCTAACTATTCTTTTGATATGGAAGATGGTAGAAGATTATACTATAGCGGGGTTCAAATGAACCCTATGCCAGTTACAGGTGATGCAATAAACTTTACAATTATTGCTACCAAAACATCAGCTAATGGTAATCAATACACAACTATAAAAGATGTAGAGGTAATCAAAAACCCAGATGGTCATAATGATGCACCACAGCAAATTGGTAAGGTTGTAAGCGGTGATACAGTTATTGGCGGAGTGTATCAAAACAATCAAACTAATAATGGTATGAGCAAAAGCGATACCCAAAGACTAGATATTTTTGTAACTGGTGTAGTTGGGCGGTCAATGGGTTCTGGACATTTTTCAGTAGATGATATTGAAAAAATTACAAAGAACGCTGTAAGGGCATTTAATGAAAACCTTAAAAAACTATAAGAAACTTTTTGCCGACTTTTGGGGGTATCACGAAAATGATATTCCCGCTTGTTGGTATTGTAATAAGGCACAAGCAGTTGATATACACCATATAGAAAACAAAAAAATGGGCGGAGTTTCAAAGAATAGATTGAACAGGATAGACAATTTGTTTCCATTGTGTAGGTCATGCCATGATAAGGCACATTCAGACAAATCGTTGAATGAACAATTTAAAAGAATATTAACAGCAAGATTTAAAAGTAATAGAGAAGAAAAAATAGAATTTTGGATAAAATGTAAATCACCAGTTTATTTAGTAAAAAAACAAATAGCTAGATTAGATGAAAAATACAGGAAATATGGAATTGGAGATTAGAATGATTAAATATGAAGAAGCTAGAATTGAACTTTACAAAAGAGTAACAGCATTAGAAGAAACAATTAAATTTTTGAAAGAAAATACTTACTATGAAAAAAAGTGTTTGAACTGCAAATCTATAATGAAAGTTTTGATAACTGGAGAAAGATTTGAAAGAAAAAAATTTTGCAACAATAAATGTAGATCAACACATCATCAAAAAAAATGTCTTACAGAAAGAGAAAAAAATGTGATCTCAGCAAGAGAACAAGGAAAGACATTATCTGAAATTGGTTTAGAATTGAATATTACTAAACAAGCAGTTTCATCAATAATATTTAGGGCAAAGAAAAAAAATGTCTGATATTTACACAATAGATTTTGAGCCAAGCAAACTATCACACAGGCAAGATGAATTAGGTTTGGAGTTTGCGGATTTAGATACAGCAGTAGAACTAATGAAAAAAGAGGAAAAGATGATAATTGCTGAATTAACGCTGTATTTTTCTAAAAATGGTGGATATAAAAATATTACAGAACTAAATGGATATATTTATTCTGACACGAAATTTAAGGACTATTTCGATAGATACGAAAGAACCCTTAAACAGAGGAATCGAGCCAAGATAAGGTTTGAATCCTTCAAAGCGTTTAGAGATGACTTGAGAACTAAAGTTGTCAATGAACGAGAACTTGCAAAACATAATTTATAGAAAGGAATTATTATGCAAAACACACAAGAAAACCAAATATTAAATCATCTTAAAAAACATAAATTTATCACTTCATGGGAAGCTATACAGAAATATAGAATTACCAGATTAAGTGCTAGGATTTATGAATTAAGAGAAAAAGGTTATCAAATCATAACAAAAAATATTACTGAAAATGGCAAAACTTTCGCTGAATACAGTTTGATTAGTACCACATTGTTGAAGGAGAAAGATTAATGTCAGATAGGTTAATTGAAGAAAATGATATTTCTATTGATGAAGTAAAAGAACAGGCAATAGCCAAACATATGAGTGATATTAAAGTAATGGAAAAATGTATATTTGGTTTAGATCAATTCATTATCAGATTCGGTAGAGAAAGTAATGCACACGATTTAGCATTTGATTTAAAGCTACAAATTCTTCAAAACAAAAAACATCTTGAAGAATGGATAAACACAATATGATAGAGCATTTTCAAAAGTTTGATGGTGAGGGTAAGAGTTTACTGCCCTTGTCATTTAGTCATCTGAATGAGTTTGCTTTTTATCGTGAAAGATGGGCGTTAAGGCGAATATTTGGCTATGAATTTCCAACATCTGCATCAGCTATTAGAGGGCAAGTTGTTGAATCTGGCATAAATATGTTTCTTAATGGTTTACCTATAGAAGAAGCTAGGGAAAAAATGCTATCTGAATATGATGAAAACTGCTCTAGGATAAATGACCCTAAGATAGAAGATGAAAGAAACAATTTAGTACCATTGTTTGAATTAGGAACTAAAAAGTTTCAAGATTATGCTTATCGGTGGAGATTAATTGATTATCAAAGAAAAGTAGAAGTTCAAATAGATGATATACCTTTTATTGGATATACAGATTTTTATTTTGAGGATAATCATACAAGGGAAGATTTTTTTATAGATTTAAAAACATCTAAAAACTTGCCACAAAAAATAAGTATATCCCATGCTATGCAACAGGCTATTTATCAAAAAGCAACAAATGCCAAGCAAATATTATGGTATCTTAAAACCCCAACTAAAACAAAAGATGCTGAATATATTGCTATGTCATTAGATGATTATTCTGAACCTTATAACATATGCAAACATATTATTAAGGTCATGGGTAATTACCTTAAAACAGTAGATACCCCAGATGATGTAAAAAATTCTTTAGTACCTAATCCAGACAATTGGATTTGGAAAGAACCTACAGTTCTTGAAGCTAGGAAGGAAGTCTGGGGATATTAACCAAAAAACCCCTTTAGGTTTTTGCTTAGAGGGGTTATTATAAACTAAACTAAATTGGAGTTCGATATGGAAGAAATAATTTACGAAGATTCAAAACCAAAAGATAAGCTAAAAGCATGGTATCTTTTCACAAATGATTTTATTGCGGGTACACAGCATTTAACAAATTTAGAAGTTGGTATTTATATAAGGTTATTATGTTATAACTGGAATAAAGGGTGTTCTGGAATACCTAGTGATAACATTACTTATTACAGGATTGCTAGTTGTCATACCCACAATGAAAAAGAAGCGTGTGATGCTGTTCTAAAAGAGTTTTTTGTATTATTGGAAAGCAATATTTATCAGAATGAAAGACAGCTTCACGAGTATCTTTATATCTCAAGAAGAATGATTGCTAGTAAGAAAAATGGTAAATTAGGTGGTAGACCAAAAAAACCTAGCACAGAACCTAGCACACAACCTAGCACAAAAGGTAATCATAACCCCCCTACCCCTACCCCTACCCCTACCTATACCATTACTAAAAATAAAGTAAGTTATTCCCCTCACTTTTTAAAATTTTGGGATTTGGTAAGTAACAAGGTAAGCAAGGGAACAGCAGAAAAAAATTATATTAGATTAGAAAAAGAATGGCTAGAAAAACCAGAAGAATTAGCTAAAATGTATAATGAGTATTATAATTCTGTTGAGGATAAACAATTTGCCAAACAACCCGCTTTCTGGATTTCAGCTAAAAAATACCTAGACGAAAACCCAAAAAAGCAAAGCACTCAAAAGGTAGAGCAGTTTCATATGAGGTTAAAAATATTTAAAGAAGCGATACAAAAGAAAGAAGGTAGTGCATTTGTACACAAATTTGCAAAACAACACTCATATGACGTTGAAAGAGCCAT